TTGAAGGATTTGAAGGATTTGAAGGATTTGAAGGATTTGAAGGATTTGAAGGATAAACTGGAACTTGAAGTGGACCCCAATTTAGGAAAAATGCGTATAATTTGTAGCGACAATTTATATTATTTTAATGATTTTGGAAAGATGCTACCCTTTGACACAGTTTGCAAAAAAGAGATTGCAAAACAAGAGAAATTATATCATTTGTTGACAAATTATTCATATTTTTACATTCATAAATTGAAAGTGTCTGATTATAATAGTTGCATTGACATGAAAATATAATCTTTTAATTATGTATAAAATGGAAATACGCATGGAATTACTCATATTGTTAGGATTTATTTTTATTATTACTGTAACTCATACCTTGTGTGGATGTTCTAGAGTTGGATTGCTAGAAGGTTTAGAGACTTTAAAAGAGGGCATAAAAGAGTCAGTTCCTCTCAAGAAGAAAAAGACCGACCTGAATAAAGAAAGCGTGGGGTCTTCACAAATGATGCCGGGCAAAAAAGAGGGATTTGTTGGCGGTTCAAATCTGTATTCAGATGCCCCTGCACAGTATAGAGTCGGAGATTATTCTGAAGTAAATACTGCAGCATGGGTTCAGCCGTCTTTGGTCGTTAAACCCGGACAGCCTCTTGGCCCTGGAGTAAAACAATTCATGTCTCGCCAAGAACAACCAGTCCCACTTCCTGAAGGCGAAATGTTAATGTTTGCAAATACGCCTTTTAAACCAGAATGCTGTCCTTCAACTTATAGCAACAGCATGGGATGTGCCTGCATAACTGGGAAACAATATAATTATTTAATTCAACGCGGGTCCAATAATGTGCCTTACAGCGATTTTTAAACCCTCTGATGTTGACATAAAATAAAAATTGAAATGATTATGTTTATTTAATTCAATCAACAATCAAACAAATCAATTAATTCAAGAATCATGTCAATCTTTACAACTGTTGTCTCTCATGCCGAAGCCGTTGCTATTGTGAGAAAATTGCCACGAGAGATTTCTCTTTATATTTATAGAGAATTTCTTGAAACAGAGTGTAAGTATGAGATTATCATGAGAGAATTTCGGTCAGAACGCGTTCAACGTCTATATACTATTGATTTATGCGACTTGATGAATCAATATTATTCTGACGCAAAAGTAATTTCCTATTTGAGAAAAAGAGAAGAATCATTTAACCATTATTATGTGAGAACAATTACTCTGGGCATTAAAGACTTTAGATTAATGACACCACATAATTCAATCACGAATTGCTGGGTATATATTAACTATAAATAAAGAGAGAGAAAGAGAGAAAAGAGAGAAAAGAGAGAGAGAGAGGAGAAGAGAATAATAAAACAATTTATAACTATTGCATGTAATTTAATAAATGAAAGTTTTTCTTTTTTCACGCGAAAAAATATTGGAAAAACATATTCGCAAAATAATGATTTCAGTAAATAATAAAAAATTGTGTCGCGGCGTTCAAAAAGAATATGTTGAGAGTTCATTGCAACAAGATGATATGCTTCTTTTATTAATGTGTCCGAAAAATAGAAATGTCTATGGATTCGCAACACTTGAATTAAAAATGCCGGTTTTACATATTGAATTGATGGGAACAAACAAAAGTAAGAAATTAGGTCTTTCTGGCATCGGTCGTGAATTAATACGCATTATTATTGAATATGCGAAAATCAATATGTTTGAAAAAATATCTCTGAAATCGGTCAATCAATCCTTTGATTTTTATGAGAAAATGGGATTTGAATATGATGAAATTGTAGTGGCAGAAGAAGGGTCTTCAAATCTGCAACTAATGGAACCTCCCATTGTTATGTATATGAAATTGGGATGATACTGGGTTGCTTGGTTGCTTGGTTGCTTGGTTGCTTGGTTGCTTGGTTGCTGGGTTGCTTGGTTGCTTGGTTGCTTGGTTGCTGGGTTGCTGGGTTGCTTGGTTGCTTGGTTGCTGGGTTGCTGCGTTTTATTATTTATAAAAAAATAAATAATAAATATAATGTTGAAAGCAATTGCCGTATTTAATGGCAAAAAAATAAAAGGAACTGTTGTCTTTACTGAAGACTTGGAATCTAATTGTGTTATTATTGATATTAATCTTCAAGGATTATACAAAAATGCATTACATGGTTTCCACGTTCATGAAGCCGGCGATTTAACTGACCACTGTGAAAGCATGTGTGCACATTTCAATCCATATGGGAAAAAACACGGCTGCCCTGGAATGAAAGAGAGACATGTGGGAGACCTGGGCAATCTCGTTACAAATTCTTCTGGTTGTGCAAAATACAGAATCATTGACAAGGTCGTTAAATTAAGGGGAAAATGTAATATTATTGGTCGAGGACTTATTATCCATCAAGATGAAGATGATTGCGGCAAAGGAGGAGACGATGCCAGTTTAACCACAGGAAATGCCGGAAAACGAATAGCATGTTCTATAATTGGATACGCAAGGTCTAATTTTTCTTGTTAAAGATGATTTTCATATATTTCTTTATTGACTTCTCTCCAACGTTGAATCCAAACACGATAGTCATTCGGCAATTCTTTTTTGTGCATTTTCTGAAATTTATGGATTTTCAAATATAATTTGTAATATATATATTTTACAGTTCCTTCTATAAGTTCGTCCTCTATTTTTTCTTCTTCTTCTTCAAATAATTCCATCATGAGTTCTCTCATAATCTCTTCCATGTTTGAAATTGTATTTGATTGAATCTGTCTCGGTGTCGGTGTAGGTGGCTGCGGCGGCAATTCTGTGATAACCAATTCAATGGACGAGTCATGTGCAGGTGTATTCATTTTTCTCTCTTTACGTTTCAAATAAAGTTGCCGATTGTATTCTTTCATTTCCTCTTTTGATTTTGCAGGCATAAATAAAGTAATTTTAATAATCTCCTTAAATGTTATTAATTAAATATATAATACCAGGATCTTTCAAAAAAATGTCCTTCTGCTGGATCTATGTGATGATTCAATTCTAACTGCAATTTTTTATAATATTCCAATGAATGCTTCAAAATAAGTTCCTTTTTTACTGCAAATATTCCATTCGCGTATATTTTAATTGGATTAGGATATGTTGAATTAATGTGTTTTTTAAACCAATCTATAAAGACAATACGATTATTATTTTTATAATTGTCATGCAAATAATATGATGCGCCTCTTACATTCCAGTTTTTGTCCCAATCTATGTTATTTCCGCAATCATAATGATTCAAAACAACGTTTGATTTAGTGTTTTGTAATGCATCATTTTTTATACGTATTAAATAATTTACATTATCACAACCTCTATGATCGGATATTCTGGCTTGAGTAAATACGAGAACATCTGGCAAGTTGTTATAATTACTAATAATATATTCTAAATATGTATCACTTTCACGACCAACATTTAGTAACATTATTTCATTAGAAATTCCGAGAGAAATCCCTTTATTATAAATAATACAATTATACATTTCGGGTGATAACCAATCAATATTTTCATTATATCTTGATACAATGATTTTATAAGACATATATATACATATACAAACATACAATTCCAACTTTAACGCTTCAACATTACATTTAACAATCAACTTGATGAAAAGTGCAATGACATTTTGAACAATAATAAATCTGTTTTGTTTTGTCGGGATGAATATCAATGTAATCAATTGTGTAAATGTGTTCACAATATTCTCGTAATTCGCAATCCACCTTTTTATTCAATTCTTTTAATTTATACATCAATTTAGTATGAATCACTATATTGTGCAAGTCTTGATATGTTTCAATTGTATCACTAATTGCCAAAGGTATTCCCTTTTTGTATAAATGACAATTTAATGTCATACTACTCTCAACCAATTCATTCAAGAGAGAAAGATATAAATCATTTTTATCCTTCATCTTCAAAAGTATTTCAATAATATCTGACATAAATATTATTGAAACTATTATTTATATTATTATTACCACAAAACCTGAATCTCGACACCTTAGAATCTCGCACCCTTAGACATACAAATGTCTCAAGAAAATATTCTCGTCTTTTTGTTTAATCAATTTATCCACACACTGCTTGGTAATTTGAAAAGGAAATGTCACTTTTAAAGTCATGTCTTGCTCAAATAAATTCGTCTCTGGTTTCATCAAACGATATAAATTCAATTTCGTATGAATGATTTCAAGACAACGTTTTAAATTTCTGACACCATCCTCATTATTGCAATTGTGCTCAATAATATAATTCAGGGCTTCGTCTGTAATTGTAACCTCTTCAAGAGTAAATTTAATCTGGTCTCGTATTTTCGGCAACAAATAATTCGTGGATATAATCAATTTTTGCTTTTTATCATACCCCTTTGTCTGAATTTTATACATTCTATCTTTCAATACAGGATTCACTTTTGTCTCGTCATTGTAACTGAAAATAAAGAGACATTTACTCAAGTCAAATTCCACCTCTGAAAAATATTTGTCGTGAAACTGCGAGTTTTGTGTTGAATCCGTCAAATGAGTTAAAATGCCGACAATTTCTTCGCCCTTTGGCGTTTCACTGATTTTATCCAATTCATCGAAAAAAATCACGGGATTCATACAACGACTATCAATCAAAATCTGGACGATTTTGCCCCAGAGACTTCCTTCATATGTAAAAGAATGCCCTTCTAAAAAACTACTGTCTGTTGCACCTCCCAATGCAATAAAAGCAAATGGACGATTTAATATTTTACTAATACCCTCTTTGCACAAGGACGTTTTGCCCGTCCCTGGTGGTCCATGAATGGCAATCGCCGATCCAATGGATGACGGGTTGGTAATCAATTGTCCCAAGACTTGCATAATCTGCATTTTAGCATCGTTTAATCCATAGACTGAATCATTCAAGGTCTTTTGAGCGTTTTCCATGAATTCATGGCATTTGTCAACACCATCTTCAATAGATATTGGGAGAGAAGTATATGTGCCAAAAGGAATTCTCATAAAATTGTCGACCCAATGCTTCACCTTGTGATATTCACTATTGTGCGGTTCCATGTGATGCAATGTATTTATTTTTTTAATTGCTGCACCTTTGAACATTACGGGCATATTTGTCTCCAACAATGAAATGCGATATGGCTTTTCAACACGGGTGATTTTATTGATTTCCTTTAATTCTTTGATGATTTTTTTTTGGTCGTCAATCTCCATTTTCTTGAAAAAGACGGAATCATTCAAGGTATTTTTGTCCTTTATGATTTTCTTGAAAATACGGCAATTGCGTTCTCTATATTTTTTATCCATTTTTTCTTGTCTTTTTTGTTTTTCTTCTAGTTGTTCTGAATAATCTTCCACATAATCTTTTAACAAATCACTCGTTGGATTTTTCTTGCAGAGTTCTCTCAATTGAGTCAAGACTTCGTCGTTCAATATTTCCTTTGATTTTGTTTGTGGAGTGGTGTATGGCTTTTGTATTGTCTTTTCTTTTTCTTTTTCTTTTTCTTTTTGAGTTGTCTCTGGTTTCTTTTGTACTGTAGGCGGTGGCACAACATCTTGAGATGGTTTCTTTGTCTCGGATGCTTTTGTGGACCTAGTATTATATCGGTGACCCGTCTCCTTTTTATCTTTTTCTACCTTTTCTACTGGTTCTTCTTGTTCTTCTTCTACATCCTCGTCTTCATATTCTTCATCATCATCATCTGCACTACTTGTAGATGACATGGAACCATCTTCATCCTCGGTTTCTTCGTCTTCCCAATCAGAATCGTCTTCATCATCGTCGTCGTATTCGTTCTCATCACCGATTGTAAGAATAATATTTATTTTTTCCTCAACGACCTTTTCTTTCTCTTTTTCTTTTTCATCCTTTTCCTTTTTCTCTTTCAACTTTTTCCCAGCCTTTATTTTATTGGTTAAATGTTTTGATGGAAATATTTTCGAGAGAAATTTTCTATATTCATGAATGTCCATTTCTTCTTCATTGTCATTGTCACTTTCGCTCTCACTAGAACTATCAGTGTCATTGTTTTTCTTCGTGTTCATATTATTTTTAGGCATCTATTATTATATTATGTGTTTGCATTTAAATCATTTTACAAGAATCATGACATGCTTCCACACTCAGGGTACATTGAACCAAAAGTTCTCGACATTTTATATATTATAGACAACTAAATAAATCTCACCCTTTAACATATTTCACAAAAGAATAACTACATAAATAAAAAATTGAATTGAAAAACAATATAAATATTATTGTTATATAATAAAAGATGTCAAATTCTTCAAAGATTATTGGAATCCAGTTTAGTATTCTGTCTCCCGATGAAATACGTAAAGGATCAGTCGCAGAAATAACAAGCAGAGATACATATATTAACAATAAGCCTGTTATAGGAGGATTGTTTGACCCGCGCATGGGTGTATTAGAACCTGGTTTAATCTGTCCCACAGATGGCTTAAATTACATGAAAACGCCAGGATATTTTGGACACATTGAATTAGCAAGACCAGTATTTTACATTCAATATCTCAAGACAACTCTGAAAATATTAAGATGTGTCTGTTTCAAATGCAGCAAATTATTAATCAGCAAGGAACAAAATAAACATTTGCTAAAACTCTCTAATGATAAAAGATGGGATTATGTCTTTGCTCTGGCAAGCAAAATAAAAAGATGCGGCGAAGATACAGAAGACGGATGCGGCTGCTTGCAACCGAGCAAAATAAAAAAAGAGGGTCTGGCAACAATTATCGCAGAATGGAAAGGCAATGAAACCGGCGACCTGATTCTAATCCCTGAAATCGTGCTGAAAATATTCAAAAGAATATCCGACGAAGACGTGTCTTTTATGGGATTCAGTCCGATTTGGTCTCGCCCAGATTGGATGATTTGCCAAACCATGATGGTTCCACCGCCTGCAGTGAGACCATCCGTAAAGCACGATGCACAACAACGAAGCGAAGACGACCTCAGCCATATTTTGGTCAATGTGATAAAAACAAACAAATCTTTACAGGACAAGATACAAAACAACGCACCGGCGAATGTGATTAACGAATGGACTACGCTTTTACAATATTTCGTGGCGACACAAGTTGACAACAAGATTCCCGGTGCAGCACCTGTCGCACAACGCTCTGGTCGGCCTTTAAAATCAATCAAAGACCGTCTTGGAGGCAAAACCGGACGCATTCGCGGGAATCTCATGGGCAAACGCGTTGATTTTAGTGCTCGTTCAGTCATTGGTGCTGACCCGAATATTTCAATTCGTGAACTCGGGATTCCATTGAAAATCGCGAAAAATGTCACCAAACCTGTTGTCGTGAATAAAATGAACAAGGCGTTTTTAAGGAAATTAGTGCTCAATGGACCTGATGTATATCCAGGTGCGAAAATGCTGGAACAACAAAACGGTCAAACAATTACATTGCGATATATGGATCGCAATTCAATTGTGCTCGAAGAAGGCGACATTATTCACCGTCACATGATGGATGGAGATGCCGTCTTGTTTAACCGACAACCGACTCTACACAGAATGTCTATGATGTGTCACATTGCTCGCATTATGCCGCAGGGTGATACGTTTAGATTAAATGTAGGGGCAACAAAACCGTACAACGCGGATTTTGATGGGGATATGTAAATTATCTTGTCCCAAACAGGCGACCGCTTATAAAGTTGCAGTTAATACTTTATGAGGAAAACGGTGTAATGACTGCTTTAATATAATCGTCTAGTTGTTTAACACGCGTGTTAAATGGCAACACGACCAAATTGCGGGAACCCCCTTAGAGCCTTCATTACCACTTGCTGATGGAAACGTCAGCAAGGAACTCGGTTAATTGCCGAAACCAATGGTAAAAAATGAAGGATTGGGCAATCCGCAGCCAAGCCCCTAACCTCGCTATGGTAAGAGTATGGGGAAGGTTCAGAGAGTAGATGGTGGTGGGTCTTATGTGATGGTTTAACCGACCTGATGAGGCTTAAGGTGTATTCCGACCCTTTGGGAAACCTTTGGGATATTCATGGAGATGAATTTGCACATGCCTCAGGACCCAGAGTCCGAGGCAGAATTAAAGCATTTAGCAGCAGTAGAATATCAGATGATTAGTCCAGGAAATAACGCATCTATTATAGGTATTTTCCAAGATTCCATGTTGGGATCATATCAATTTACGAGAGAAAACATTAAATTTACACCACGCGAAGCCATGAATTTATTAATGATGTCAAAGAAAGTGAATGAAGAATTGTTTGTCAAGGGAAACGGAGTTATTACCAATTTTGAGATATTGTCTCAAATATTGCCTCCGTTGTCATTGAAATTCAAGACCAAGTCATTTAACGACGAGACAGATGACAAGAAGACCTCAAATGGAATTCTTGAAATCAAAAATGGGAAATACATTCGCGGACAAATGGACAAGGGTGTTTTAGGAGGCAATTCAAAAGGCATTATCCAACGTATTTGCAATGATTTCGGTAATTTAGCATCTTCCAATTTCATCGATGATTTGCAAAACATTATTACAGAATATTTAAAATCCACTGCATTTAGTGTCGGAATAAGCGATTTGATTTCAAATGAAAAAACAAACGAATCTATTTCTCAAATTATTACAACGAAAAAAACAGATGTGCAAAATATCATAGACCAAGCACAACTTGGAATCTTTGAAAATAATACAGGCAAAACAAATCAAGCCGAGTTTGAAATACGTATCAACAATATTCTAAATCAAGCGACATCAGAAACAGGTAAAGTCGGATTGAAAAGTTTGAATAAAGACAACAGGTTTGTTACCATGGTAAATGCCGGTTCAAAAGGCAGCGATTTAAATATCTCATTCATGATTTCTTGTCTTGGACAGCAAAACGTAGATGGTAAAAGAATTCCATATGGGTTTGAACACAGAACCTTGCCGCATTTCAATAAATTCGATGATTCACCCGGTGCACGCGGATTCGTGGAAAATTCATACATTAATGGCTTGTCACCACAAGAATTGTTCTTTCATGCAATGGGTGGACGCATTGGTCTCATTGATACTGCAATTAAAACCGCATCTACTGGATATATTTCACGAAGATTGGTGAAAGGGTTGGAAGATTTAATGGTGAATTATGATATGACCATTCGCACAAATAAAAATAAAATCGTGCAATTCTCTTATGGAGATGATGGGATTGATTCTACAAAAGTGGAAAATCAATTGTTGCCGATTGTTGAAATGAGTATCCAAGACATTTATGCTCACTATAACATTCCAGATGAAACCAAGCATACCAAACTCTTGAAACAAATCTTTATGAAAAATGTCATGAAACGACACATGGGACAACTTCAAGAGTTTAATGCATCTTCACAATTATACACCGATTTCATGTGTCATCAACGCGACGAGATTATTAAAAATGTATTTAAAAATAAGGGGGATACGATTGTTAATTGTCCTGTGGCATTTTCACACATTATCAATAACATTCAAGGACAACACAGCATATCCGCGTCCTCCTTGGTTGATATTACGCCCTTTGAAGCATACCAAATGATTGAGCACAGTTATGCCATGCTTGAAAAAATCCACTATGCACAACCCACAATGTTATTTAAAATCCTATATTATTATTATTTGTCGCCAAAAGAATTGCTCATTATAAAAAGATTCAATAAAGCCGCATTAACAGTGTTGTTGGAGACGATTCTAATGACATACAAAAGAGCCGTTGTTGCACCCGGCGAAATGGTTGGAATTATTGCCGGTCAAAGTATTGGCGAGATTAGTACACAGCTGACGCTGAACTCTGTGACATTTGAGACTGAAATTATTGTCAGAACTGCAGATGGATACATTAAAAAAGTTCAAATTGGAGACTTTATTGAGAAGAAAATCGCAATCGCAAAGAAAATTCAATACTATAAAGACAAGGATACGACATATGCCGAGGTGGAGGATTATTATGAAATTCCTTCATGTGATGAAGACGGCAATGTCATGTGGAAAAGGATAGAAGCAGTCACACGGCATCCAGTGATTAATAAGGATGGCACAAATACCATGTTGAAGATTACAACATGTGAACAACGCGAAGTCATTGCAACAAAGGCGAAATCCTTTTTGAAATTGGTCAATGGAAAAATTGATGGTGTAAATGGTGATGAATTAAAAGTCGGCGATTATTTGCCTGTTTCTAAAACACAGATTGACTTTAATGAACAACGACAACTCAACTTGCGTGAAATTCTTCCGCCAACAGAATATATTTATTCGAGTGATGTAGAAAAAGCAAAAGCAGTCATGCATGAATATCACTGGTGGTCGAAACATCAGGGAAAAACATTTACACTTCCATACAAACGAAGTGATTCATTCGTGTCAAAGGTAAGTGATAAATTACGAGGAACTTGCAAGACAAAAACAGGATTCACACCAAATTGTGTGTATTTATTGCAAACAAACATGAATAAGTATACCATTCCTGAAGTGATTGAAATGGATTATAATTTTGGTTATTTAATAGGTGCGTATGCTTCTGAAGGCTCTATGACAAAGTTTCAACTATCCATCGCAAACAATGATGCGGAATATTTCAAACCAATTCTTGCATTGTGTGAAAAATGGAATATTACTACAAAAATATATAGACATGAAAATAAAATTCAAGAAGGATGGACAAGCCAAGATTTGAGAATATACAATACGTTGTTGTGTCGCATTCTAGAAAAGTTTTGTGGTAAATTAAGTCATAATAAATTCGTCTCTGATAAAATTGTGTTTTCAAATCGCGAGTGTTTGTTGGGATTTATGGACGCGTATATTGGAGGTGATGGGTCAGTTAATGTTAAGTCAAGCACGATATCAATGGCATCTGTATCAAAACAATTATTGATTGATGTTCAACAAATAGTAAATATTTTGGGAATTTATAGTTATGTTCAAAAACCTAAAAAACGAGAAACAAATAATAGAGGAACCTTGCCTGAAAACATTCATCAAATGTATACTTTAAATATTAAAGGGTCTCAAATAAATAAATTGACAGAAATGTTAAAAATTAAATTAGAATACAAACAAAAACATTTAATGGATACATTAGAACACACTTATAAATATGAAATACATAAAAATGACACTATTATTCCAAATGAAATAGATGGTGAGATTGTCTTTGAAGAGAGAAACAATAATTATCCTGGTGTTCTGTTTGACAAAATCAAGAGCATTGAAGAAGTTCCAAATACGACAAATTATGCATATGACTTAACTATTTCAGACACCAAAATATTTAACACGTATAATGGTCTAATTTTATTTGATACTTTCCATTTTAGTGGCGTGTCGTCTAAATCCAACGTGACAACAGGTGTGCCAAGAATTGAAGAGATTTTAACATTGACAAGTGAGCCAAAGAATCCGTCATTAAATATCTACTTGAAGCCGGAAGACGAGACGGACAAGGACAAGGCGCATTCTATCACATACATGTTGGAACATACGAAATTAAAAGAATTGGTGAATACGATTGAGATATGTTTTGACCCGAATGATTACGACACGTTGATTGAAGAAGACCGCGAGACGATTGCACAATTCAAAGCCTTTGAGCAAATGGTTGAAGAATGCGGTGCTACAAAACCAGACGAAGGCGAGAAATCTAAATGGATTATTCGCATGATTATGGATGCGGAAACCATGCTTGAGAAAAACATTACAATGGACGACTTGAATTTCACCTTGAACAATTGTTATGAAAATCAAATCAATTGCATTTATTCTGACTACAATTCGGACAAATTGGTCTTTAGAATTCGAATGAATGAGGTCATCAAATCGTCCGCGTCAAAAACACGCACGGGTGAAAAGGTAAAGACAAAGGTAAAGCCTCTTGACCAATCCGACCATATTTACATGTTGAAAAATTTCCAAGACCAGTTGCTTGAAAATGTAGTGATTCGCGGAATTACTGGAATTCGCAAAGTCAATCTTAGAAAAATAAAAGACAATGTCGTGGAACAGAATGGGTCTTATAAAAAGCAGGACATTTGGGTGCTGGATACAATCGGCACAAATTTGATGGAGATTTTGTCTTTGGACTTTATTGACAAAAATCGCACGGTGAGTAACAACATTGTGGAAGTCTATGATGTATTGGGAATAGAAGCCGCACGACAAACCATTTACAATGAATTTGTTGAAGTCATTGAACACGACGGCACATATATTAATTATCACAATTTCAGCATATTGTGTGACCGCATGACATTTACGAGCAAATTAATCTCTATTTGTCGGCATGGAATTAACAATGATGACATTGGTCCGATTGCAAAAGCGTCCTTTGAAGAAACACCCGAGATGTTTTTGAAGGCGGCTCGGCATTCAGAGTTGGACACGATGCGAGGCGTGTCTGCTAATATCATGTGCGGACAAGAAGGGTTTTTCGGGACAAGTTGTTTTCAAGTGATTCTGGACTTGAAAGAAATGGAGAAATTGACCTTGACAATGCCGCCGCCGAGCGACATTGAAAATGAAGAAGAATTTATAGACAAATTCTTTGAAGAATCCGATGACCCTTGCGATATTAGTAAATTGGAAATACGCAATAATGTCGTCAATATTAAATCTAAAAATATGGGATTCGGTAATGAAGACGCGGACTATGACCCTGGGTTTTAATTCTTTGTTCGCCTGCATCGTGTGTTGGTATTGGGTTGATGTGTTGATGTCTTGTAGATAGATTAGTTAGAGCGTTAGTTAGAATCGAATGATTTATTATATTGTTGTCGCAATATAATAAAATACTTTTTTACTGCATATGAGGTGGAACCGAAGTTTATCGCCTGCGAGTTCCTCGGCGTCTGCGACGCCCTCTTGTCAAAGAACGCACCCCTTGAACACCTGAATTGACTCCCTTTGAAAAGAGTCCAAACAAATTATTAAATCCATGTTTCACAGATGGTCCTGTTTTTCTGGCGACAGAACGGACAGATGACCCGACATTTTGCAATCCATTGACAAGAATATTTTTCCTAGAACCGCGGCGACGATGACGACGATTGTGAACCATTTATAAAATAGAAGTATATTATTTTCTTTCTTAACTTTATTATGGATTTAAGAGAGAACCTGAGAACAATCTTGACGGTTTCTGCTGTTTTTTTGGCGGTGCTTGCTATATTTCATTTGAACGGATGGACTCTTGAAGAGAAGAATCAACCGCCTAAAGAAGTCGTTCAAGTCCTGGAACTAGAGGCTTTCACTAACGGAGGAGGACTTAACAACGGAGGACTTAACAACGCAGGACATGCAGACGTCTCTATACAAAAAGAGGTTGCTGCAATGGGACTAGAACCAGAGACCAGTTTTTGTTCTATTTATAATGGCGACGAATTAGAGATAAAATGTAACGCGTTGACGAGGCAAGGATGTGCGAAAGTCTCGTGTTGTGGATATTTGAATGGAATCAAATGTGTTTCTGGTTCGGCATCAGGTCCTACTTTTTTGACAGATGTTGGGGGAGAAAAAATTGTTGTTAATAATTATTTTTATAAATAAGTAATTTAAATATTATTATTCTTATTATTAATGGAAACTAATATACAAACTTGGACTATTACTGGAATAGATGTAAATGAATTAAAATCATATATTCCAAACTATAGTAACAATGCATGTCCGCTAATAATGAAAGAATCTTTATCTTCATTAGAAGAATTTGTTTATCAATTAGCGTTGTTTAATTCTGATTTTATAAAAAATAAAGAAGATATATCTATAGAATTTTATTATTCAAATAATAATGAAATGACATTTGAAAAAAAGAATCCATTAATAACTTCTATAACATATTTAGATGATTCACAGTATCCCACTATATTTACAAACACGGATTTCGAAAAATATAAATACAAAGATTTTACAAATAAAAATTGTTTTTTGGTATTTCCTAGAATATTAAAACACATTTGTTTTAATGGTTCAAATTTATATGGACCTTTACATACAAAAACACTCAAATCAACCGTATTAGTTGTAAATATTTATAAAAAAGAGGCTTCATTAAAAATAAACATTAAACAATCTCTTATATTTATGAAAAACAATTTTAAAAAAGTCATGACGGATGATTCGATACTTAATTATGATTTTTTTGAAGAAATTTATTATATCAAAGAAAATGATAAATTGTTGGAAAATGTTTTTAATAGTCAGGATTTATTTTTAAAACAACTAGATAATAATGATGATGTTTTATGTTGTGTGTATGAATTTCCATTACATAGGAATAAATTTAATGAAATAATAAATAATATAGTAAATATATAATGTCTTATTTTGTTCAACAAGGAAACCAGACAATCGATTTAAAAGATGTAATTTATAGTGGTACGGATGTTTCTGATAATGCACAAGGGTTTAGTTCGTTTCCTGGAACCATGTATAATGTATTAACAAATTATGAAACAGACACATCATTTAATTTTTTATATAAACCTGGTAACAGTCCTGCTATAGATTTAGCTAGAAATAGAATAGCAAGTTATACTGATGTAAATAGTTCAACGCAAAATATTCCAATTGATAGCAAATATAAATATTTTTCTATTTATATTCAAGCAGCGGGTGGTGGTGGTGGTGGTGGTGGTGGTGGACAATATAATAATAATAATACTCATAGTTCTGGTGCTAGTGGCGGTGGTGGAGGTGGTGGAGGTGGTGCAATGTTTATAAGTAGAGTGCCAACAAATATATATTATAGTAATAATATCACAATAAATCTTGGAAATGGAGGAACTGGAGGAACTGGAGGAAATAATAACAGTAATGCTGGTCTTGGAAATAAAGGAAATAATGGGAATCAAGGAAACGTTACAAATGTCGTATTTAGTCCTGTATTTAATTTAACTTTTAATGGTGGTGGTGGTGGTTTGGCAGGAAACCCTGCGAGTGATGATAATCCTCAATATGGCAATACAATAATTAGTGGTGGAGCCGGTGGATCTTCACCAAATTACAGCTATAATGGTTCTATACCCGCCACAATCTATCAGTTATCAGGAACTCTTGCACAACAAGGACCTGGAGGAAGAGGGTTAACTGTTAACAGATCTAATTTAGGCTATTCTGTTTATGAGCCGCAGTCAACAACCCAGAACGGTACTAATTATAACACAAATGATAGCAGTGGTAATGGATTTACATTAACGAATTTTAATTTATCGACTTATATCAATATCAATAACACTCCATTAAATTTATATATAGGTGGAAACGGAGGATATGGAGTAAGTGAAAACAACATATCAAACAACTTCCAAGGGTTTACAGGAAACAACGGAAATAATGCACGTGCACGAGTTTATTTTTTTATAAATTAATCATTATTACATATATGGAAAATTACATATATGTAAATAAAGTTTCAATATCTCCAGAATTATGTAAAGATATTATTGAACATTATAATAATTCCAAAGATTTACATTATAAAGGAGTAACTGGTTCAGGATTAAATGTTGATATAAAAGATACATTTGATTTATCAATTACAGAAGCCTCTTTAAAAGATGAAACCTGGAATAAAATTAAAAACTTTTTATTTAAAGAATTAAATACCAATTTACAGAAATATTCTAAAAAATTGCATGTTAATAATAATTTTTATCTTTTACAATCAACCACATTGTCTGCAGAAACATTACAAATGCAAAAGTATGAAAAGGGAAAGGGGAAATATGTATATCACACCGATTTTAGTGTGAATTATAATGATAAACTGCACCGAAAAATTACTTATTTATGGTATTTAAATGATGTTGATATAGGGGGAGAAACAGAAATAAATGGAACAATAAAAATTAAACCAGAAAGTGGTAAATTGCTTTTATTTCCTGCGTGTTGGACATTTCCTCATTGTGGATTAATGCCAATTTCTCATGATAAATATATTATTACTGGGTGGTGTTATTCAAATGTATAAATAAAAAATTGATTTTAATTTTCCAAATAAAACAAATAATATAAGAACAAATAAATTAACTAAATATATAAGAAATGATTATTCCGGTGAAATGCGTCACATGTGGAATGGTTCTCGCCGACAAATACCGTTATTATTTAGAAGAAGTTCGTAAAAGAAAACTCGCTAAATCCCAAGACATTCATAGCGTTCTTTATTTAACAAGAGAATTTACAGAGAAAACTCCTGAAGGAGAAGTGATGGACGAATTGGGGCTCACGAAAATGTGTTGTCGTCGTCATCTATTAACTCATGTGGATATTGAATAATATTCTCTTAATATATACTATAATGGGAGGAACCAGAACCAGAAGAAGACGAAGCAAATCCAGTTCAAGGTCAAGGAGAAGTAAAAGAAGTCATAGTTATTTTATGAGAGGTTGTTCGCGTCGTCGGTCTAATTCTAATAAACACGATTTTTTTGCTAAAGGAGGACCCGGTAATATGAAAATGCATGGTAAATTAAGGACAAAAAAATGTAAATGTGCGTGCCATTTGGACAAGCATCGCGTGCCAGAATGCAAATGTAATTGTCATCAAATGAGCCGGATGTTTGGCGGAGAAGGTGAAGCCGACGACGAAGCCGATGGTGAAGACGGAGTCGAAGGCGAAGGCGAAGACATGGATGGAGGCAGAAGAAGAAGAAGAAGAAGATTGCGAGGAGGTGATGCCCTAAATTTATCTTTAGCATATACTGGAAAACAGACTCCATTGAGTCCAAGTCCATATGGAGCCTATGTAGGAAAAGGCGGAAGTCATACACTAGGACATGCAAATGTGGCAAAGACATATCCTATAGTGAGTGATACAGGAGGAAAGATTAGTTGGCCGAATGCCGGACAAACAACACGAGGAGGAGGAATCACTGGTGCAGGCACTAGTTATGCCAATGGATTGGTCGGTTCATCATGGTCTGGAAATTCAAATACTTGGCCTGGAGTAAGCGGAGGCGGCGGCGATTCAAACCATCTGTCACTAAATACATATACGAATGATATTTCACGTGATATGCAAAGTATAGGAGCAAATTATCCACACAATGGAATGTTACATGGCGGACGTCATCGTGGTCGCGCTCATAAGCGCGGTAAAAGTGGACGTGTTCATCGCGGAGGCGGATTGATTCCTCAAAATTTAGTAAATGTAGGAAGAAATTTTATGTATAACATGGGAGTGGGAAATAATGCGGTGAATGGATATGCCTCGCCTGTAAATCCAATGCCATATGAAGGACAGTTGACTTCAAACAATTCAAAATTTTTTAATCTATAATTTATATATATGGGATTTCCAAAAAGTATAAAAGAGTTGTGCAATCCAGCGTTGTTTTATTTTGTCATGTCAATTATTGGATTACTAATGGTTGTTTTTCAAAATATGGGAAATAACAGTGAATTGCTGATTGGTTCGTCTGTTTTAAATGTAGAAAATAGTCCAATCATTTTTGTGGTAAAAATCATATATATATTATTTTGGACATGGATATTGAATTTAATATGTAAAGATGGTCATCCAGGCATTTCTTGGTTGCTCGTGCTTATGCCGTTTATTTTAATTTTCTTGTTGATTTTGGCACTCATGCTTGA